AAAATCCAATTATTCAAGATATTAACATTGTAGAAATAGATTTCCAAGATACCTATTACACAGAATACACCGATGGTTTTATTATTTACCACCATAGATTTAAACAAGCTGACCTACGCTTTTGGGTATTAGAAAATTACGATATTTCAAGAGGTCAAGTTAAAATTGAATTAGACCCTACTTCTATGGAGCAGGCAGAAAATCCTATTTACTTTACACAGGATGTAGAAGAGTTTATTAACGAGAATTACGAGGAATTGATATTAGCTATTTTAAAGCAGCCAGTGCTGGCTTGTCAATCTTCTTTAGGTAGTGCTATTTATAACATTTGTAGACCACGATAATGGATTTCTTTGAAATATATTTTGGTAGTTCTTTAGAAGAAATGCTGGAAGAAATAGAAAAATGGTACACTATAACTGAAGAATAATGAGCATTATAACGGTCCATAAGTTCATAAATAATCCGCCGAAGGAAAGTAAGCTGGATAAATTAAAAAGGCTTTATAAACAAACTTTAGAAGATAGAAATTACTGCAAATCAGTCCAGGCAATGTATCTTATAAATAAAGTTAAAGAAGCTGAAATACAAAGCGTTACTAACGATTATGAGCATCACATTTCGAAGCAAATAATTAAAAATAATTACCTTAATTTAATAAAATAAATTGTATCTTTAAAAACCAAAACTTAAAACTATGTCACTATTAAAAATTCAATCGGAGCTAAAAGCACCTAAAAATCAATTTAATTCCTTTGGGAAATACAAGTATCGTTCTACAGAGGATATATTGGAAGCCGTTAAACCTTTATTACTTAAGTACGAATGTACTATGATAATATCGGATAGTATTCAAGAAAAAGCAGGAATAATCTTTTGCGAATCTCATATTAAATTTTACGATAAAAATAATAAAGAATTTAGTTCCTATGCTTCTGCTGGAATTGACCCAAGTCGCAAGGGTATGGATATTGCACAATCATTTGGTGCGAGTTCAAGTTATGCCCGAAAGTATGCTCTTAATGGTTTATTCCTTATTGATGATACCAAAGATGCTGATGCTACCAATATGCACGATGCAGTCAAGATGGTAGAGGAAAAACTAAAGCCAATCTTAAAAGTAGGTACTGAATTGTTTGACAAATGCAGAGCAGGATTTTTAAAGGATGCAAAGAATTTAACTGCTATTCAAGAACGCTATTCTATGGATGCAGAGACTTTAAGACTTTTAACAAATAAGCCGAATGAAATACTTTAAAGCAAGACCGAGTTCATTAGGGAAAATAATGAGCAAGTCAAAGAAGCAAGGCGAATTATCACAAACCTGTATTACCTATCTTAAAGAATGGTATTCGGAAGACAAAGAAGAAATTACTTCTAAATATTTTACTAAAGGTATCTTATTAGAAAACGAAGCTATTGAGTTTGCTTCTAAAGTTTTATATGGTGGTATTAAAGCCTATAAAAATGAAGATATTTATTCTAACGAATGGTTAGTAGGTACTCCTGATGTAATCCTTGAAAACTCTATCATTGACACCAAATGTTCTTGGAATAGAAAAACATTATTGGATTCAGCTTTAGAGTTAAATACTGATTACGAATGGCAATTAAGAGGCTATATGATGCTTTGCAATAAAGAGTTTGCTACATTATTCTATTATCTTGGCGATACTCCTGCTGCTGCTAATTATGGCACTAAAGTTAGCTACTCACATTTGGAAGACTTTGAACGCTGGGTAAGCTACGAGTTTAAACGAGATTTAGACAAAGAGCAAGAGATTATAGACAAGGTAGAACAATGCCGAGAATGGATTAAGAATTACGATGCCGAGATACAGGCAAAATTAGGTACAAGAATTATAACCCTTTAAAAAAAATAGAAATGGAAGTACAAGGCACAATTTATGCAATCGGACCAGTCCAAGAAGTAAGCGAGAAATTCAGAAAGCAAGAAATCATTTTAGAGACCTTGAATGGCGAATACACGCAACACATTAAATTACAATTTGCACAAAAGAAGATTGACTTATTACAATCATTTGCTCCAGGTAGCGAAGTAGTTTGTCAAATTAATATAGCAGGTAAGTTGTATAAAAACAAAGAAGGTAAAGAAGATTCTTTTACAAATATTGTTTGCTGGAAGATTAACGAAGTAGGTACAAATGTAATTACAAACGAGGCTGAAAGCGATAGTTTACCGTTTTAATTAAAGAATTGGTGCTGCTGCAAGCGTTCTTTTTGCACCAAAGATAAGAGGTGTCTGCGAACTATTAGGGGAAAGTTTAACAATTTTAGCAGAGATTAACACCCAAGTGCTAACGAGCAGCGTTAGTATTTTAAAATTATAAGAGATGGATTACATAGAGGATTATCAAACGAATAACATAACCATTCAAGACTTAAGTAAGAAGTATAATATCTCCGAGAAGCATATTAGAAAGGTATTTAAGGCAAGAGGTGTTAAGACAAAGCATAACCATATCAAAAAGGTAACGGTTAGAGCAGATAAGGTATTTCCTATCTTTTTAGCAGATTACCTGGACAATGGCTTAAGTATGCAACATTATGCTGATAAGTACGGAATAAGCAAATTTGCCCTAACATTAAGATTAGAAAAATACTTTAAATTACGAAGAAAATAGTTATATTTGCATTGTATTAAGATACCTAATAGGAAGGAGAGAGCCTGTTAGATATTATCAAAAAAAGGTTATTTAATAACCAGAATCCTGTCGAAACTCTCTCCCGATGGGATTCTTTTTTTTAAAATTTATGGCACATAAAAAGGATGCTTATTATTTCTCGCACGATAGTTCGGCTTCGAGAGATATAAAAATGCTAAAGATTAAATATATCTATGGCTGGGAGGGAATTGGTTTATTTTGGGGTATTATTGAAACTTTAAGAGAAACAACCGATTTTAAATTTGAATCAAACAAAGATAGTATTGACCTCCTTGCATCCATACTCCAGGTAGATGCTATAAAGCTACAAAATTTTATAAATGATGCTATAAAGGTTGGTTTATTTGTAGAATTTGATGGTTATTTTTATTCAAACAGTCTAAATGATAGAATGGATGAAATGAACAAAAAGAGGCTTAATGGTATTGTAAATGGTAAAAAAGGTGGGAGACCAACAAAAGAAGAACCTAAAAATAACCTAAACAATAACCTAAACCATAACCTAAACGAAAGCAAAACAAAACCATTAAAAGAAAGTAAAGTAAAAGAAAGTAAAGTAAATATAATAGTTGATAGTGTTGATTTTAAATTTATTGCTCCTACTAAAGATGAAGTTATTGAGTATTTTGTTAAATCAGGTTATAAAAGAGATATTGCTATTCAAGCCTATTTTTATTATGATTCTCTTGGTTGGAATAACAAATTAGGTAAAGCAGTAATAAATTGGAAAAATACTATGGTTACTAATTGGTTTAAACCAGAAAATAAAGTTACAATTGTAAACTTACAACAACCTACTTACTAATGGACTTTATAAAACAATATAGCGATGTACAAGGCGAATTAGATTCGTTATACGATACAGGATTAATCAAAGGCGAAACAATAGGTTTTCAGGATGTGGACAAGCTAATATCCTTTAAAAAAGGTGCAACTTCTTACATTTATGGAACTCCTGCATCAGGCAAATCGGAATTTTGGTGGGAATGTTTAATTAACTTATCTAAAAGTAAAGGCTGGAAACATTTAATCTTCAGTCCCGAAACGGGAACTCCAGCAGAAATATTTGCAGAGATTATTCATAAGTGGGCAGGTAAGCCATTCTTTGACTTGGATGGTAATAAGCTACAAAGACTTACTAAACAAGAAATGTATCGTTACGGTTTAGAGGTTAGCCAATATTTTTACATTATGGATTTAGGCGTAAAAGATATTACTTTAGATGATTTTCACGAAGCAGTTGAGAAATACGGAGTTAAGTTTGACACAGTAACAACAGACCCTTTTAATGAAGTTAAGCACGATTTACACGGTGAGCAAAGGGATATGTATATGGCTCGTGTATTAGGTAAAATAAGAATGTATGCAAGGGAATACAATTACCACCATACAATTATTATGCACATAGCAAGGGAAACAGGAGCAAAGGTAATAGATGATGCAACAGGAATTAAATATTATCCACCAGCAGACCCACGATTTATAGATGGTGGCGAAACATCCTTTAGAAAGGGAGAGCAAATGATTTGCGTATGGAGACCACCTTTTGGAGTTTCTAAAGATGGAAACCCTTATCAAGGTAACGAAGTAAAAATTATAGTACAAAAGACTAAACCTAAAGGCATAGGCGAAGTAGGAGAAGCTACTCTATTTTTTGATAAGTGGCGAAACTGCTATTACGAAGAAATAAACGGTATAAAGAGTTATGCTGGAAATTATGTTACATTTGAAAAACCAAAAATATTACCTTTTTAAAAACTAAAATTATGAATGTATTATCATTATTTGATGGAATGTCTTGCGGTCAACAAGCATTAGAAAGAGCAGAAATCAAAGTAGATAACTATTTTGCTTCTGAAATTGACAAATATGCAATCCAGGTAACTATGGCTAATTACCCCAATACTAAACAATTAGGAAGCGTTGTAAGTTTAAATGGCTTTGATTTACCTAAAATTGATTTATTAATTGGAGGGAGTCCTTGCCAGTCTTTTAGTTTTGCTGGTAAGCGTAAAGGTATGTCTACAAAAGATGAACAAGAAATACTTACTTTAGAACATTATTTACAATTAAAAGCAGAAGGTTTTGAGTTTGAAGGGCAATCTTATTTATTTTGGGAATATATGAGATTACTTAACGAAATAAAACCAAAGTATTTTTTATTAGAGAATGTTAAGATGTCTAAAAAATGGAAAGACATTTTGAGTAAAGCTATTGGAATAGAGCCTATTTTAATTAATAGTAATCTTTTAAGTGCACAGAATCGCCAAAGATTGTATTGGACAAACATTCCAAATGTTGAGCAACCACAAGATAAAGAATTACTTTTAAAACATATATTACAAAATGATGTTGAAGAAAAATATTTTTTAAGTAAAAAAATGATAGAAGGATTTGAAAAACATAAAGTAAGACACGATGAAAAAGGAACTGGTTTTAGTTGGAAACCAACTCAAGGTAATAAAAAGGCATCTTGTTTAAGAGCAAACGGAGCTTTAGCACCAACTGATAATATTATTATTGTAAATAATAAAGGAAATATTACTTTTACTAAAAACTATTTACAATGGGATAGTAATGGTAAAAACAATCGTTCTCAATGTGATAGAGCTTATTATTATGATGGTAAAAGTGGAACTTTAATGACAAATGTTAATTTAAATGTATTAAAACAAAATATAATTAGAAGATTAACTCCAATAGAATGCGAAAGATTACAAACAGTTAAAGATAATTATACTAATTTCGTATCCGATAGCCAAAGGTATAGAATGCTTGGTAATGGTTGGACAGTTGATGTTATTGCACACATTTTTAAATATATTATATGACACTACAAGAATTTGCTAAACATTCAGAAGCCAGGCTTTTCAGTTTAGAATTATTTGAGCAATTACCAATCCATAAGCTATCTTCGCAGTATTATGTGGATGCTTTAAGAGAGATTATTAATTTAATTAACCCAGTGCAGGACAAAAAATTTATTTTAAGTGATGAGAAAGTTACACGAGTTAAGTGAGCCATTAAAAGCTATTTTACAGGATGAATTAGAAAAAAGGATTCCAAAGACCGATTTTAGACAGGCTACTTTGTTTAGGATAGCAGATTTACTTTTAGTGATGCAAATAAAGCTATTAGAGGCTAATAAGACTAAATTAGATAGTAAGACTTATAAAGACAATCTTAATGCTTTAGAAACGCTTAATTTAGCTTTTGTGATGATGACTGATTTAGAAGGAGAAAATTCTTTATTACGAAGTGAATTATTAACTTTGAGGCACGAAGCGGAAATAATTATAGCAGAATTGACTGAAAGAGTTAAAACGCTTGAGATGATAGATGACTTGTAACATTTAACAAGCACCAAAAAAACATTTAACACTTGTGGCTCACTTTTGATACGATATGATACGCATTTATTCGAATAATGAGCTTTAAAAATCCCAAAATGGGAACTTTTGTAACTTTAATGACAACTTATGAGTTTAATCTTTGTAATATTAGCAGCAGTATGTAACTCGGTAATGGATGTTCTATCTACCAGGTATTATGTTTCTATTTTTGGAAACTTTAAGAATAGACAATTTTGGGATTGGAATATGTCTTGGAGAAACAAATGGCAGTGGGGCGAAAAAGAAAATGGCGAGAAGTTTTTTTTATCTTCAACTATGCTTTCGTTTTTAACGGATGGGTGGCATTTATTTAAAGCCTTAATGCTACTTTTTATTTCTTTAGCTATTGTAACTTACAAACCTATCTTTGGTTATTTTGATATAATTCTATTCTCTATTATTTGGGGAGTAGTGTTTGAATTGTTTTACACTAAAATCTTATTGAAATGAGCGAATTAAATATAACTAATGAAGATAATATAACTTTAATGGCTCGTTATCCTGATAATTATTTTGATTTAGCTATTGTAGACCCTCCTTATGGTATAAATATTAGTAAATTTACATCTATGGGTAAAAAAGGTAAAAATAATTTAACAAAATATAAAAATTCTAATTGGGATAATGTAATACCAACAAAAGATTATTTTCAAGAATTATTTAGAGTGTCTAAAAATCAAATAATATGGGGTGGTAATTATTTTATAGAATATTTAAAAAATACAAGTTGTGTACTAATTTGGGATAAACATTATATTCCTGAAGGATTTACAATGGCAGATTTAGAAATGGCTTGGACTTCTTTTAATTCCCCTTCAAAAAAATTAAGAATACCAAAAAATAAAGTAACAAATTGTGTAAGCAATAATAAAGATAAAGCATTAGAATACATAAAAATACATCCAACACAAAAACCTATTGATTTATATAAATTTTGTTTAGAAAATTACGCTAAAGAAGGTGATAAAATACTTGATACACATTTAGGTTCAGGAAGTATAGCAATAGCGTGTCACGATTATAAATACGATTTAACAGCTTGTGAATTGGATAAAGAATACTTTGATAAAGCTATGGAGCGAATAAACAATCATACTAATCAACAAAAACTATTCTAATGAGTATAATAATCTTAAAGAAAAAAGCAGATGCGATATTCTCAACCTATATCCGCTTGAAATACGCAGATGAGAATTTAGATGTTAAATGTTTTACTTGCGATAAGGTTATGCCTTACAAGAAAATACAAAATGGACACTTTTACTCAAGGGGTATTTTAAGTTTAAGATATGATGAACAAAACTGCCGACCACAGTGCTACGGTTGTAATATAGCCAAAAGCGGTAATTATATAGAATACTACAAAAGACTTGAAAAAGAAATAGGCAAAGGCGGAATGGATTACCTGGAATACAAAAGGCATCAAGTAAAGAAGATGGGAAAAGCTGACTACCAAGAACTAATAGATGTTTATACTGCTAAAGTAGCTGCATTATGATAGATAAAATTAAAGCAGAGATAATAAAAGCCAATAAGACTAATGCAATAGAAGACCTAATAAACTCTAACTTAAAACTTGCTGGTTATTTATTTCTTTTAAATGAAATGGAAGCAGAGATTCACAAAGGCTACATAGATGCTTACACTACCAGGAAGATAGAAGAGGCAAGGTTATTTGTAGAAGGAGAGGGAACGCAAGGCAACAAAGAGAAACAGGCTATTATAATGTCCGAGCCTTACCGAG